TGACCTGTCCGTCAAAGATTTTTGTGTTTGTTGCCGTGTTCCAAACGATGATCTTATCCGCCGCGGTCAAGTTTAAATCCTCCAAATTAGGATCGGCTGAGCCGTGTGGATAGCTGAAGGTCAGCTCCGAACAGGCATCGTCGGTATCCAGCTTGAGCTTGAGAGAATCGCAGAATTCCGTAATCCTCACCCACTGTGTCGCGCCGTTTGGCTTGAGGCTCACGCGATACTGGTCGATCATTTGCTCACCTTCTTCGTGTACGCGGCGGAAATGTATCCCTTTCCGTTCGTCAGCTTGAGCCACTTTCCGTCCTTAGATTTGCCGCAGATCGAAACCGTTGCGCCTTTTTTGAGTGTTCCTGCGACGGAATACTTCGTTCCCGCGCCCTTTCGGATGTTCAGTGCGGTACAGTTCACAATTTTAACGGTGTATTTCGTCGTTGTGCTCGCGCTGCCGGTGGTGCCGGACGAGCTGCTGACACCGGAAGCACCGGAGGTGCCGGAGGAACCGGAAGCGCTGCTGGTGGTTTTTTTCACCTTCTGGTATTCCGTAAATTCCATGGAGATATCCACATCATCCGTCCGCCGTGGATTGAACGAAAATTTCGTCATAATGAAATCCCCGTCAACAACCTTCGTCCCATCTGTTGTCGTCACGATGCAATGGAAGGCGGCGCGCGCCTCTAGGTTCTGCTCCACCCATTTGCGGAAGGCGAATGGCGTTGCTGCACTTTTGGGATTTGCCCAGCGCACCGAATGGTTTGGCCAGATGCCCGACCAGCTGAATGTCATCGGCGATGCTGCGGTCGGAATGGCATAATTCCGGTTAATGCTGGAAAACGTGTCGGTGCTTTGGGACACGTTTATTTCCAGGCTTCCCGCCGGCACATAGGGGAGCGTCCAGCCATCGCTCAGTTTTTTTCGATAAATTACCATCGAATAAGCCATGTCTGCACCTCCCTCTACATTACGTCTGCCAGCGCGCCGACAATGTAGTTGCCCAAATAGTCCGCATACGCTTCATTTCCGATCACGTTTCCTTGAATCGTTACATTGACAACTGTGCTGCCGCCACTCATGCCGGACGCGATCCGCTCGCTCTTGTCTGCCGGAATGATTGTCGATCCACTTGGGAGATACGCAATCTCACCGCCGCGCTCGTTGATCCGTGTCCAGCCGCCGCCGTAGTACGAAGTTCCGTTCGCATTGCCGTCCAATGTTGTCGAATCACTCAGCCCAAGCACGCTCTTTACCTTGCTGAATGCCGCTTTTGCCTTGTCGATCACACCGGAAATCTTCGATCCCAGCTTGTCCATCACGCTGAAGACTGCCTTGGCAGCATTCCCGAGCGCGGTGAAGCCTCCTTTGATTGCGTTCAGCGCTTTTTTGACACCAGGATGCGCATTGACAAATTTGTGGAACCAGCTGACAATCTGTTTCCAATGCGTAATCAGCAGCACAACGCCGACAATTACCAATCCGATGACAATCGGGATTGCCGTCATGGGATTTGTCATCAGCTTGGCAGCTCCCTGCACGATGGACATGCCGCCGGAAAGCTTTTTAAAATTTTTGTTTAATTTGGACGCGCCCAATGCAATTGTTGCAACAACCTTCAGCCCCACAATGCCAGACACAAGCGTTGGCAAAAACCGGACAATTTCATCTCCATGCTCGCCGAGGAATGTCAGCGCATTGCTCAGCAGGTCAAAACCATTGGTGACGACGTTTGCCAGCGCGTCCATGAGCGGTTCCCAGTCGATTGAGCCGATCGTGTCAGTAATTTGGTTGATGCCGTCTTTGAGCGGACCTTCGATTTTGTCGTAAAAATCCAATCCCAATTTGCCCACGTGACTTTTCAGCATCTCGATTGCGCCCGGAATATTGTCCGACATCTCCGCTGCCATGTCAGCCGCAACCGTGCTGCCAGATTGCCCCGCCGCCTCAATGGAGTTCTTTAAGCTTTGGTAGTTTTCGTCCGTTTCATTGACGATTGCTGCCCAGCCGGTTGATGCGTTTGTGCCAAAGATCTCCGACAGCGCCGCTGCCTGATCCGTTCCGCTCAGCCCGCCGAGCTTATCCCGCAGATTGTCAATCGTACTAATCAGATCAACGGAGCCATCGTCCGTGGTCTTCAGCTGAACGCCGTATTTTTCCATCGCCTCAGCGGCGGACTTCGATGGACTAATGAGATTTTGCAAGCCCTTGCGGAATGCCGTGCCGGATTTAGATCCCTTGATTGACTGGTTTGCCATCATGCCGAGGGCGACCGATGCGTCCTCTACGCTGACACCCGCCGTACCGCAGATCGCGCCGATATACTGAAACGATTCGCCCATCTGCTCCACATCGGTGTTGGACGATCGTGCGGCTTCTGCCAGTACGTTGACCATCTCCGTCGTGTCCGATGCGCTCATTTTAAATCCGCTCAGAGCATCTGTGACGATATCCGATGTCGTCGAGAGATCCGCGCCGGATGCCGTGGAGAGATCCAGGACGCCTTTCAGACCGCTCTCAATATCTTCTGTGCTCCAGCCAGCCATTCCCATGTACTTCATGGCCTCTGCTGCTTCTGTCGCACTCTTAACGGTTGTATCGCCCATTTCCTTCGCGAGATTTTTCAGGGTGGTCATCTCGTCTCCTGTCGCATCGGTAATCGCACCGACCTCTGACATCGCGCTGGAAAACTCCGAGCCGGTTTTCACAGAAAATGCCGTAAATGCCGCGCCAGCTGTGCCAATGCCCATCAATGCACCAGTCGCAAATTTATCGACAGACTTTAAAACCGTCGCCCACTGAATTTTTCCTTTTTTCGTAAAGCGTCCCATCGAACCGGTTAGACTGTTGACCGAACCCTCCACCTGCTTTAAGCCTGAGAGCATGGACGCATTTTTCAGGTTGAGGATTGTATTAATTACCTTTGTTGCCATTAGCGTCCCCCTCTCTCAAGCTGCATTCCGGTCTTGCTTCGATACCAACAGGACAGGTCATCCATGTGATTTGCAATCTGCTGCCGATCCCCTCCGGAAATCGCCAGGGCAAGATGATCGCACAAAAGCAGACCCAGCTCCATGATTTCGCTCCAATATTGTTTTTCGGCGGATTCCATGAACATCCGCTCAGCCGTTGTTCCCTGCACGGCACGGTTTAGGTCGTCAACAGACCATCCCCGCGCCGCAAAGAACGCCAGCCGATGAAGCTCATCCTCCGCCGTTAACCGTTTTTTTCGGACACCCTCTCGAACAGCTTGCTGATGCCCGTCTTGCCGTAAAATTCATTTCGGATCGCAATCTTGTCTGCCGCGTCAAACAGCTCGTCAAAAACGTCCCACGGCTCTGCGCGGTGCTCATTTTTCACCGTGCCGGCAAATTCCTGCAAAATCGGACAGTGCAGATAAATGATTTCCTTGAGCTTTTTCATCTCGTCAACAATGCTGTCATTGCCGTCATTCGCCATCTTTGTCAGTTCTTCCGAAAAATTCAAAACCTCGTCTGCAGTCAGGTTTTTCATCTCAAGGACAACGTCACCGGTGTCAATGGTGATCGTTTCCGCGCGATCCTCCAGACCCTTTGCCTTTTTCATCAGCTGATCCAGGTTCGTGATCGGCTTTGTCTCTAACTTACTCATTGTCTTCCTCCGTTACGCAATGCGGTCGATGTACTTCCAGCCGGAGAACTTGATGGGATACTCATCCTCCATGATGGATCCCGTTTCAAACGCCTGCAGCGTGACCTCGTCAAACGTCACATCGCTGAGCTGGATGCGTTCTGTGCCGCCGGTCGGCGAGGCAATCGTCGTCATGATAATGTGCTCACCAATCACGCCGGTGCGGAATTCCTCGGAAATCTTGTAATTCAAGTCCGAGTTGATCTTCTTTACCTTGATCGAGCCTTCCCCACTCGTGCCGTTCAGCTGCTGATAGGTGTTCGGGTCACCGCACGCGGTGATCTCCTCGTAATTGGCAGTCACCTTAAATTCCACGCTCTGCAGCATAGCAATTAGCTCGTTGTCGATCCAAAGCTTGCCGTCAGAGCCGCGCATTGTCTTTCTAACATCTGCTGCTGTACTCATGTTATGCCCTCCTTATTCCAGCTTTCCGGCAACCGTGAGGCCTTCCATCGCGCCCAGCGGCTTGAACGTAATCTGAACATAGACCTCTCTTCCAATGGTCTTTTTCTTAATGTCGTCATCCGTCATCTCGCCGGTGTCCGTACCGGCTGCCTCCCAATACGCACGCATCGCATCGACATCCACCGCTGCCGTGTTTTCAAAATCATCGTCCAGGATTTCCTGCTTTTCCAGATTTCCCATCAGGGAGATCAAATCGCTGATAAAATTCGCCTGGTTGTCTGCGCTATTCTTGCGCTGGCCTAAGTACTGCGTGCGGAACAGGGTCTGAATCTCATCGCGAAGCAGGTCAATGATTTCCACGATGTCGATGAATCGCATCTGGTCGGTGTTGTCCACGTCGTTGATGGTCTGCAGCGTGTTGATGCCACGAGCGATGCAGACAGAACCGTGATCGTTGTACAGGCAGAGATTTCCCGCATCAATTACCTTGTCGATGTCCGGTGTATCGTCTGCCTCTGCTGCGGTCACATCGCACAGGTCCGCTACCTCGTACATGGTTGCCGAGCGCTCTACGTTGCAGGCGGACAGGATTCCGGCAAGGCGCGGCAAAAACTCCACGCCACTTGTCGTTCCTCTATCACTGTCCGTCCATTCGACCGTACCGACAATCTTAGAGGACAGGTTTTCCACGTGCTTGCAATCCGCACCGCCTTCTCCGTAGGTTAAGACATGCCATCCCAGTGCCTGCTCTTCGGCGGTCTTTGCAAAGGACACCAATGCGGCATAATCCTCTGCCGTACCATTGGCAACTGTGATTCTGCCGTTTGTTCCCATCTTGTCAATGGCAGCAAGCGCATCATCCACAGCATCTTCCTCTCCGATCACCACCGCAATGACCTCTGCCGGTCCTGCTGCCAGTGCATCGGTAAGATACTGATAATTTCCCTCTGTGTATTTATTCTGATCGTTTCGCAGCGCACTCGCACGGGTATAGGTATGGACGCCCGCCGTGCCGTCTGTCCCGTCGCGTAAAATCAGATAAACCGTTCCGCGTTCCGAGCGTTCTGCTGTCTCTGTCGCGGTCTGCCGAAAGGAAATGATGATTTTCGGCAGTCCAATTGTCGATTTTGTCGCCATGTGTGTTTACCCCTCCTCATAGCTTTCCTGGAGATGCTCCATCTCCTCTTCTTCCACGCAATCCAGCGCGATCTCTTCCTCCGCAATCTCAAATTCATAAGAAAATGTAACATCTAGGATGTCGTGTTCCACATCCGTTTCTGTCGTGATTCCGTTATTCGGCAGTTTTTGATAACCGTCCACCGTTATCGGGTTGAGAAACGCTCGTGTCAGGCAATCGCTCATTTTCTTTATTTCAGCATACGGCGCATCCTTATTCTCCGGAAAAAACAGAATGAGTACATCCATCGTTCGAATGACCCAGCCGCCAGCCTGAGTTGCGGCGTAGCTGTTGATATTTGTAATGCATTCCGGTCGTTTTGGTCCTTCTGTGTTAAGGCTGCTGCATGACGGTTTTTCATATCCCGCCAGCTGCATCGCTGTCTTGCATCGGGCATTCACTGCCGCAGAAATCTGTTCCATTGTCACCATAAGTCGCTGTATTCCTCTTCGTACCACTTTACACACTCCGCCAAAAACCGTGCCTCAAACGATTTGCGCGCGGATTCAAAGATGCGAAATGCCCGCGTGCGGCCGCCAAGGGAACGCTTGTCCGGCTTGTGCCCGACCAGCCTGTGCCCGTATTCCAGCAGATGGGCATGCGGCGCATAGCTGTAAACACGCACTGCAGGCGTACCTTCATATTCATAGACTTTGCCTCGCTTGACCGTGTCGCGATAATGTTCGGAATTTTTATATTTTCCAGTCTTAACGTGACCGCTCCACTGCATTCCGCTCATCTGTCCTGCCGCTTTGGTCTGCTTGAGCAGCTTGCTGCCCTGCTTTCTCAAAAATGCGTTTTTCGCACGTTGGTTGGATTTTTCACGTGCCCTCTGCACGCTGAGTCCGTAATCAACAACCTCGTGATAATCAAAGGAAAAATCCATCATTCTGCCCTCAGCTTTGCGTAAATGATAATCCGGTCGCGTGTCGCGTACTGCGGCAGGCAGTACATCACGTCATACCGCACATCATTAATCAGCAGATAGGTATGCTGCCGGCCTCCCGGCTTGCGCAGCGCCCTTGAGGCTCCCATCCGGATTGTGATCTTGTGGGTGACCTCCTCAATTTCCACGCCGGTAATGGAGGTGTCTACCCGTCCGGTGTTCGGCACAATGCCGCACCAAAATGTTTCGGTCTGCTGCATTGTCCGGTCGCGCTCGCCCATGTCATTTTCAAACTCCACAGGCTCAAAGAGCGCCGCACGATAGCGAAGCTGACTTGCAACGTCCATTTCGCACCTCCTAGAGCAGATTCCGGCAGTGCATTCCCAGGATCGTCTCTGCCACGCGGTTTACATTGCTTTTGTCCACCGTCATCGTGCGGTTCTCGTACAGATCGGCGGCAAGCACAAGCACGGCGATCGTCAGATCCTCGTGCTCCTCCAGCTCGTCCGCAGTTAATCCGGTGTAGGATTTGGCATATTCCACCGCCGCTTCACGGATGCTCTGCAGAAGCAGCGCTTCTGCAGGGTCATCCAGCATTCCGGTTTCCACATGTGCCTGCTGACAAATGGTTTCCGGCGTGATTTCGCTGACCTTCATTAGGATCCGGCCTTCATCTGCAACGCGGCAATCTTCTGCGCATTCTCGACCTTTGCGTCCAGCTCGAGGTAGGCGTAAATGCCGATCGCGTGCTGAGTTGCGTAATTTTCACGCAGCACCTCAATTTCCGCATTTTCCGTCAGCTTAACAGCCAAACCGGAAAAATCTCCGTAATAGATGGCGGTCTTGCCGGCTGCCGGTGCCGACATGGCATCCGAGCAGTAAACCGGTTTGCCGAGCAGGGTGTAACCCCACGCTGCCGTTGCGTCTGGATTCAGCAGCAGCTTACCGTCGTTGTCCTTCAGCTTGCGGATCGCTGCTCTTGTCTCGCGGTTCATGATCCAGACCGCGCCGCGCTGGAAGACATCGCGCACCGCTTCCTGCGTGTCAATCAGCTCGTCAACCGTGATTTTGGTTGCCGATGCCGCTGTTACGGTCTGCGTCACGCCGCCGGCCAAGCCTTCAATATTCGCCGATCCGTTCAGCAGCTGATCCTCAATAAATTCGGCAATGGACTGTGCCATTTTGTCGATGACAAAGCTGGTAATGTCAAATGCGCTGTTGTTCAGCAGGCTCTTGCCGATGAGCGACAATGCACCTGCCAGATGACCGCTCAGAGAAATGCTCTTGAGATTGGCTGCGCTGCTCTCCAGCTCCTTAAAATCCTCGGCAAAGGCGACCTGAATGGTCTTTGCCGAATCATCGACATAGGGGATCTGGATGGTACCGGGTGCGTTGTAGATGGTCGACATCTGGAAAATCGGAGAAATGTCCTTCACCTTGTCGATAATCTTGTTGATAATTGTGGACGGAATGACCGCACCGTTGTCCCCGGATGTCATTGTGACATCTGCACGCAGTTCCGTCTGGCCGCGTAGGTATGCCGCAAATGCGCGCTCCTCACTCTTTTCCTGTTCCTTGTCGTCCTTTTTCTCCGGCTCATCCTTGTCCTCAGTTTCCGTATTTCCCAGAGCCGCGACAGAGCGGAGCTTTTCAATCGTACCGTCCAGCGACTTGATCACCCCCTCCAGCTCGTCAAACTTCGCCTGTTCTTCCTCTGTCAGCGCACGGGTTTCCTTCTCGCAGGTGTCTGCAATCGCCTGCAGCTCTTCCAGCTTCTCTGCACGCTGTTCAATCAATGCCTTTACATTCATTCTTGTTTGTCCTCCTTTGGGATCAGCTTGTTAATTCTTTCGCGGATTTCGGAAAGGTCAATGATGTTTTCCGTCACCGTTACCTCTTCCTCCGTTGTGTGTGCGAACACGGTTGCCTCGCCGGTTGCACGGCTCTCAATCAGGGTTCCGTCATAGGCAGGGATTTTCCGGTCATCAATGATGGAAACCTCAAACAGGCTCAAACCGTCCACATGCCGTCGCGGGATATCTCCCGCGCGCTCCTCCATCCGCTGCGCCGTGCACCAAAAGCCGAACGACCAGCCGCGCAGCTTTCGCTCGCGTGCCTTTTGGATCACCTCCGCATCGGTAATCTCGCAGTGTGCCCGCAAGCCGATGCTGTCCTCCTGCAGCGTCAAATTTTCATCTGTGCTGCCGAGGACACGGTCGCGGTCGTGGTTAAGCAGCAGACTAACCGGACCGCCTTCCCGCAGTGCACGCGCGAACACGCCGGGTGTAATCTGCTCCACAAACTCCTGTCCCGCGTCAAAAAGTGGTTTGGAATCTCTTCCGACCGCGTTCACGTAACCGTCAATCACAACCTTGTCATTCCGGATTTCGACTTTCAAATATCTCACCTCCCACCGGCTCTTGCGTTTCTTCCTGATGCTTCTCTTCGGTCATCGCATCGGCAAACGAACCCACCTGATTCATATTCGGGTTGTAAAAAACCTTCGATTCCGGTTCATACCAAACATCCTGCAGTCCCAGCTTAATGTACGGAAGTCCCAGCGGACGACGATTTTCCATATAGCGCACCTCGTCAATTTGCAAAAATCCTGCCTTGATTCCTGCTGCGTAGGCGGCATAGCGTTTGGCAATGTCGCCCTTCGTCAAATTCGAGGTGTCCGAACCGAAGAAAAGCCTCTTCTTTTCGTTTTCCTTGAGCAAATCGCGGTTCAGTGCGCATTCCAACTCCGTCAGGATCGGGACAATGCAATACTGGATAAACTGCGTCTTGTCCTCCTCTGCCGGATGCTCCTCCAGCATTCCGACCGGGACACCAAACAGCTTGCAAATCCCTTTCGTCATCGTCTGACTGGTTTCGTTCAGCTGCAGCTCCGTACTCGTGGATGCGGATTCCTGGAAGGTGAGACCGTCATTCAGGACAACAACGTTTTCACTGTTTGTTTGATAAAGATTTCGCCAGGCACTTTTGAGCGCATCCATTGCCGGATCCGACAAGTGCCGCTGCGATTGGATGAAACCTTTTTTATTTCCTCCGGTTTGGGCAAGAACCTTCTGCAGCTGCTGCGTCGCATACGCGGTGGAAAGCAGCTCATTGGATTCTTCCACAATCGAAATACCGGACCAGCCGTTTCGCGTGTTTCGCAGCACCTTGAGGAAATCCCATTTTCCATAGGACTTCGCACCCACCAGGAATTCATAATCCTTCAAAATTGGGTCAGCATTGTGCCGCACTGCCACGGATTCCTCTTTGACATAATTCAATGCGACAAATCGGGTGCCCGCCTTTTGGATGTACGCATAACCGTTTCCGCCGACGAGGTAGTCGTAAATGAGTGCCCGTTTGAATTCCACGCCGGACAGCGTGTCGTTCGTGTTGTCGTTCAGCAAGCTTGTGCGGATGTCATTCTCGACCTCCTCTACCTCGCCTCGGCGCCGTCGATACAGCCGGATCGGGATCATCGAGATCGTTCCGGCAATCAGATTGACGCACGCGGCAAACGCGGGAATGCTCATCGCCTGCTCATTTGTCAGCTTGTCCTTGTTCAGCAGCGCCCGCAGCAGCTCCCCGCCGATGTCCTCTTCCATCGGCTCTGCCCGCTGCCGTGGCTTCCACCTGTCCAAAAATCCCACAGCTTCCCTCCTTAACCGACTTGAACCACAAAGCCGCTGCTTCCATACAGCATGTCCTGCTGCAGCAGGTAGAGCGCATTAATCAGCGCCACAACCATGTCGACCTTGCCGCTCGATTTCTTTTTGTTGACGTATTTATTGAGATTGGTATCCTCCGTGCACCGGGCATTCTGAAAATTAATTTCCAGCAGACGGGAGGCATCGTAGGCAAATGTGCTGCCTAAAATCGCCTCTTTCAGCAGTTTTGTCGGCATATGCAGAACGCTGGAATGCTGTTTGATCTCCACGCATTCATAGCCGCCTGCCTCCAGTTTTTGCACCGAGCTGATTGCATTCCAGCGGTCATAGCCGACCTGCTGCACACAAACACCGAGGCGCTCTTCCAGTGTGAGAATATAATCCTCAACCACGGAGTAATCAATCACCTCGTCTCCGCAGGCAATGCATTCGCCCGCCGCAATCAGCCGATTATAATCCACCTGCTCCTTTTCGGATTTTAGATAAATCCTGCCCGCCGGAAGGAAGCCCATAACGCGCGCGTAAAGGATTCCGTTCTCTTCCGCTGCCATGGCAACCGCTGTGTTGTCGTCTGTCTGTGACAAATCCAGCCCTATCCAGACACGGCGGTTTCTCCACCACGCGTCATCCCTTTCCCTGCGGCATAATTTCACCTTCTGCACGTCGATAAAGCCCTCGACACCCAAACCCTTATAGAGGATGTTGCAATGCTTACAGAGGAAATTTTCGCGTTTATTCGGGTATAGCACTGCGATAGAGCGAAGCTTTCGCAGCTCATCAAAAATATGCGTATGGTCCAGGGCAACCGGATTGCTCTGATAGAGAATACGATCGTCCGTCTTCCAATTTTCGCCCTGCCGCAGCGCGTCATCCGGCTCATACAGAAGCGCAAATCGTCTTCGGTCATCCAGCAGACCGTCCAGCACCTTCTTACTCATGTCAATCTCATCGGTCATGACATTATTGTCATTTGGGTATTGCGTCGAGATAATAATTCCCAGCTTGTTCTGCAGCGTGATTTGTGAGGATCGCATGGCTTCCACCGGATACGCATCCAGCGCGCCCGCCTCATCTGCCAGAAATGCCGTTGCCATACGACCATCCATGCCATCGCGGCTGTAGGCCAGCGGCGTGTATTCGTTATCGTTCAGCAGGCACCGCACCTGCGACCGCAGCAGTTTAAACGCCGGATCCACCTCGTCAACCAGTGCCGGCGAGGATTTAATAATTTTACGCACGGCATTTTTCAATTCCGATGACAGTGCCAAATCCGGTGCCACGGAAAAAAAGCGGCTAAACGCCGGTTCTGTCAGCATAAGCAGAATAAAGATGACCGCCGACACAAACGTTTTGAAATTTTTACGCGCAATTTCCAACACCGCGGTGGTGTAAAACCGTACATTCGAATCGCGCGTTTTTGTGCACAGCACTGCCGTAATCAGGAACCAAGCGTAATCTTCCAGGCCGTCCGTCATCGGACAATGCAGATCCGGATGCACCAGGATCCGCAGCAGCTTGTCAATCCGTTTAAAAGAATTCTCGCAAACAAACGCATCGGAATCTCCGCCATCTGCAATGCGCAGCCAGCTCTCCGCCTGTTTTTTCACATATTTGGGAACAAAGCCGTCTGTTTCGGCAACGCACCATTGTGCGTACCGGTACGCCCTGCCGGTTTCAATCATCGCCTGCCAACGCCTCCGCCAGTGCCGACTTTTTCACGTCCGGTTTTTTGGGGATGCTCCGCAATGCCGATTGTACGGTCATACAATTTTCCTTCTCGATGTCAAACATCATCTTCCGCTTATTTTGCAGCTGTCTGTCCATGTCAATCAATGTCCTGGACAAACTTGCGGCATCCTTGCTGTCCTCCGTGGAATCAAGCAAGTGATTCAGCCGTGTCATCCTCTGCTGCAGATTTTCGCATTCGGATGCAAGCAGACAATATCGACGGACGGTTGCACCGTAAAGCTCATCATCCTTCTCAATTGCCGCCATCAATTTTTTGACCTTGCGGAAGTGGTCGTAGGCAATCGGATCGCTCTTCACCACCTCATCCACCTTGATCCGCTTTCCGGAAAGCATGGATTCCTCTGCGCGCTTTCGCGTGGCCAGCTCCGCTTTTGTCCGGTGGCTCTTCCCCTCCTGACTGAGCAAGGCTGCCGGCTTTGATGGTCTTGCCATATGATTCTCACCTCGTTTCCGATCTTGATTTTGCTGTTTTGCTCTTCTTGCAATTTTTATTTTAACTTTTTTCAGTTATAAGAGCCAGTTTTAGTCTTTTATGCGCGTACGCGCAACTATTTTGGGAAATTTTCATGAACGAAGGGGGGCGTTCGGTCGCGGCGCGTGCTTTAGCACACTAAAGTGTACCAGGGGGGATATTTTTTTGTTCCTGCTCCCAAATTATCGTCTGGATCTCAGAAAAATCCATCTTTCCGCTCTCTGCCAACTCGTGATGCACTGAACAAAGTGTAATCAAATTGTCGTTGTCCAAACGCCTGCTGAAATCTTCGTCCAACGAAATGACATGATGCACACTGACGTTCTCATACTCCAGCCGGCGGCGTGTGCCTTTGAGCTTTCGCAAGCAAGCTTGACAGCAGTAATTGTCTCTCGCTCGTATCTCTTCGCTCTTTTTCTTCCACGCGCTTGTCGCACGAAACCGCTGCGCCTGTGTACGATTCATCGGATCGTACTTCCAGTATTCGCGGTGACGCGCCAGCTTTTGGGCGCATACATCCCGGGGATCATGAATCCTCCCGCAGTAAGAACAAGATCGCAGCACGCCCTCACCTCCATGCAAAAACAAAAGTGCCCAATCCATTTCCTGCGGGAAACAGATCAGGCACTCAGGCACTACAATATTCCATAGTTTTAATTTTACACGGAAGCCCGCCGGACATCAACCGTTTTGCTTGACAAGACGCAGAAGATAATATTTATTTCAAGCACAAAAAAAGAATCCTCTATTCCTTTTTCCGATCCGATCGCAGATGTACAAAACGATGCGGGCGGCGCGGTATGAGATATTTGATGTACCGCCAGCTTCCATATTCGCTCTGGTTTGATTCCGATGCGAGGACAATACAGCCAGGTGGAACCGCAATATCTGCGTCATCCTTACAGATTTCTGTTTCCACGACAGGCTTTTTCAAGCCTAGGCTCTGACACCATGCACGGCTTCCTGGGCGCTGGCTGTCAAGGGCTTCCTTGCACAAATAGCGTGCAAGACCTTCGTAGCCGTATTCATCCAGGGTCTGCACATTCACATGTCCCCACGTCCAAAGCTCCTGCAAATCTGCAAGAGCTTCCCGGTGGATAACTAAATGGTGGTGATAGCGACCATCCCCGTGTTTATTCTCTGTGTTGTAGATGTAATCGAGGGCAGCGTTTTGCCCGCCTTTGCATTCCCGCATCTTCCGGATGCAGCGGCGGACGCGGTCGACTGCCAGCTTTCGACAAAAAGGCAGCTCATCATCTCGATAGGTCAGCGTGCAGAAAACATCATCCTCATTAAAATTAGCCGCCAGCAGCAGCTCAAGCTTTTGCCAGCGATACTTGTCATTCATCCGCCGCTGCGCTTCCGTGCTTGCTTTTCGCTTTGATTCCCTTACATGCAGCTGTTGATCTGCGATGCACGGCGATGTGTAAATAATGGTTTTTATCAATCTCCCTGCACGGATTGTTTTCTTGCGTTTCATGCCGCACCTCAGTCCTTGTCGTAGTAATGTTCCAAAAAATCAGCAGTCCGGATGAGATCGTTGCTCTGTGCTCTCAGGTTTCGAATTCGACGGCGCAATTCCAATCTCTTGTCCGCACGCCGTTCCTGCTTATTTTCCTTTTCCAATTGTTTCAGCCGCGTTTCAATCAGATCGTTGGATTGGCGATAGGAAGCCGCCAGCTCTTTCAATGAATCCATGCCAAATTCCTCCACAAAACAAAAAAGCGCCCAATCCATTTCCCTGCGGGAAACAGATCAGGCACTCAGGCACTACGATGTAAAAGTTTTCTTCCGTTGATTCGGATAATTGACAACGACATGCACTTTGCAGCGTTTACAGTAAAGTGGGACTTTCGTCAAGACCGAATCGTCATAAACCTTCTGCAGGCGCTTGCCGCAAACCGGACAACAGAGCCATTTGAGCTTTGACAAGGTAAACCCTCTCCTTTGCCACAATTCCCAATTTTCAACCTGCCAATTGTTATATGTTTTATTATACGACAAAAATTTGGGAGTGACGAGTAAACCAATTATTTTTTTCGGAATTAATTTTTTAAATTCCTTTGACTTCCACGCATATGCGTGGTATAATATATACATACTAAAGGAAAGGAGGACGATACATGGATGTTGAATTTTGGAAGAGCGTGCTTGCCACTGCGATCGGCGGAATCATGGTAGAACTCATAAAACTGATTGTCGCCATACTCACAGAAGACAAGCACTGACTCAACGGGGCGCGAAAGCGCCCCCTCCAATTAATATTTTACCATGTATCAAAAATTTATGTCAACTCGAACAGGAATTATTTTCATTGTTGGTCTGCTCATTATTTATAACCTTCTGGTTGTGCTTATTTTCTGCACATCCACACAGTCCACAAAAGGCATCGCTGCAGCAGTTGATGCCTTCGTGATGTACAAAGGAATTCAAGCAATTTATCGTATTACAAAAACAAAGGAGTGATTCTATGCTTATGCTTCGCGAGCTGCTCGAAAGTCGGGGAATCAGCATCGCCTCTCTTGTCCGCGAAAGCGGATTATCTCGCCGGACAGTTGAAGATATTCTTAAGCGCGGAGATTGCCGCATTTCAACTGCACGCGTTATCGCAGATACTTTAGGATGCACATTAGATGAATTATATGCAAAAGATTGACACGACTGCCGGGGCATCTTGCTCCGGCGGTCTTTTTATAAAACAAAACCGTTTATAAAATTGCGCAAACAGTTAAATTTCTTTTATTTTTTCAAACTTTTTTTGCAAAAATGCTTGACTTTTACGTTGCGTAGTAGTATAATAAAATCATAGAAAGGAGGTGAACAAGATGGATAAAGTCCTTGGAATGCTAGAAATAGCAAAGGACTTACTTGAAATCCTCGTATTGCTCTTAACAGCCCAGCAGCTAAAGAGAAAAAACAAAAAGAGGAAAAAGTAAGTCCTTGGCGGGGCGCAACGCCCCGCCCCCTTCCAGGGATTTTATTATACCACATTTTGATGCTGTTATGAAGAAAAATCAAATAAATATTTTACTCATTACACTTATTATTTTCAACATTCTTGATGGGGACTTTCTCCCCTTCTCTGTCCTGGACGCGATAAAGCTTGTGCTTTTCGCCGTTTGCTTTTATCTCAACAATCGAAAGGAATGCGAATCATGAAGACAAAACCCATTAAATTATCACCGAAAAAAGGCGGAAACGGATATATATCCAGTTATTCTGTAAATATTGGATGCTCTGAAGCAAGTGATGTCGGTTTTCTCGATGCAGATAGAAAGCCGTTACCGCTGGAGAAAATCATCGATGTAGAACACAATCAAATCATCATCAAACGAAAAGACGGGGAATAATTCCCCGTCTTTATTCGTTCCGCGTTCGCTCAATATGCCATCTCAGGCGCGGTCTGTCCCGATGTCTTTGCCGCGTGAATGCGGAATAAAAGCTGTTTTCATCTTTCATTCCCATGGCATCTGCACATTCCTTTGCTGTGCCGTCCAAAATGATAAGGCGATCCCTATTCCAATTATCCCAAACGGAATAGTGCCCCTTAGGACGCGCCATCGTTTCCCACGCTTTCTTGTCTTTGCCGTCGGTTCATCCCAGCGTGCCTTCTTCCCGCGCTTTCTCGATTTCCGCCTCCGTATAAATTTGTGTTTTCCCGTTGATCGTTGCTGTTCCGCCGCATGGGGAACGTCTTGGCATGTATTCATAATTTTTCTGTCTGGGGTATTGCACAAATTTACAGCCATTGAAGGCAACTTCCCGTCGAGGGGTAAGATCCTTATCCAAAATTTTTAAATTTCGATTTATCAATTCCGCGACTTCGTCCAAGCCGTTGTCGAAAATAACCTGGTGATCTCCGTTCCGCAGATCAACGCTCCAAACGGTAATCCCTAGGTCCGGAAATCGGTTCATGATAATTTGCAAGTCGCTCATCTTGTGCACCAAATCCCGGATTGCCCGAATTAACTCCCTGTCAGCGTGCTCGCTCATATTTTATTCCTCCATTCATTCGTTTTTCCAGCCGTGCCAGCTTCTGTGTGCGGATATTGGCAACGGCATCTGCAACGTGAAAAATCAACTTGAGCTGATCCAGCATGATTTCAACATCGGCAATTTCTTCACAGACATTCGCAACGCGATTCGGTCGTTGGCGATGCTTGAGTGCATCCAACAGCTCAATCATTTCCTGTTCCGCCTGGTCGATCTGCTTATCTACACCGTAAAGCTCAATGGCACGGTGCATTACTACTGCTTCCCAGCGCTCATGTGTCAGCTGCAATTCCTGTTCGTTCATTTTTCTTTGCCTTTCCCAACTGCGTCTATTCTTTCGTACATTGTCGTCCCTCTTCAAAACGGCACTTCTCCGTCGTCTTCCATTTCCACATATCCGCCGGAGGAAGAGCCGCGGCTGCCTTCCGACTTGCTGCCGCAGAAATTGATATCCTTCACGAGTATAGAAACCGATGTGCGTTTGTTGCCGTGTCGGTCTTCGTAGGTTCCGCTTTGCAATGCTCCGCAAATCAAAATTTCCTGCCCTTTCGAAAAGTACTTGTTAATAAATTCTGCCGTATTCCGCCAAGCTGTGAAGTCGAAGAAATCTGTTTTTCTCTCTTCCCCTTTCGGTGCCCAGCTGCGCTGCACCGCAACAGAGCCGCGCAATATCGGCACGTTATTCGTTGTGTATTTCAATTCCGGCTCGCGCGTCAGCCGTCCTTGCAAAATAACCTCGTTCAGCATATCGATGTCCTCCTAAGTATTGTTTCATTTCGATGCATGGGCATCGCTGTAATCGGCAAATCAAGCAGTGTGCTTGTTCACATCGTTTTATTTTTTCGTTGTACATCGGGCACAGCCCGCAATTTGTATATCGCATAATTATCATATTGACATCCGCATCTGCGGGGGTGTCTGCGGCGGTTTTGGTGTTGGGCGTTGCGGGAAGTCCGGAGGCAGATCCGCTTCCTCGTCAACCACTTCTGAAAAAATCTGCCGATCGCCATCGAACTTCATCCAGATCCGCCCGCAGCGTCCCTCTTTGTTCTTTGCAATCTTGAGCCGCCGCAGGGAATTCGGCTTGTCCGGATCCTTGAGATAAAGCAGCATGACCACATCGGCATCCTGTTCAATCTGTCCGCTTTCACGCAGACTGTCCAGTGTCGGCTCCGGCATGGTGGTCTTGCCGGTTTTCTGGTTTGTCATCCGCGGTGCGCGGCTGAGCTGAGCCAGGGCGATGACCGTGATACCGTGACGCTGCGCGAATGTGTGCAGTGCCATGGATGTCTGCGTAACCGCCTCATACATCCGCAGTTTTGGCGGCGGTGTGATAATCTGCAGGTAGTCGATCACGATCACATCGTATCGGCCGATCAGCGCCTGCGATTGAATTTCCTCCACAGTCATCCCGGCAGCGGGGATGAAAAAGAGCTTGACAAGATCACTGTCGCGATGCATCATCTCCGAAACCGCAGTCCAGTCATCCGGAGCCATCTCGCGGCGCTTGATGTGACGAAAGGAGATATCCGCTGCATTTGCCGTGTAACGCTGCGCCAGCTTTTGCGGACTGGTTTCCAGCGAGAAGAAACCAACTCGCCGGCTGCGTCCGATATGCTGCGAAAGCTGCAGCGCGAAGGCGGTCTTGCCGACGGACGGCCGCGCGCCGATGACGAGATAATCGCCTTGCTCTACGTAAAGCATCCCATCATCCAGTGTGGAAAAGCCGAATGTGAGGTAATCCGGTTTTCGTTCCTGGTCGTCATAAAAATCCATCATGAGTTCCCGCAGGCTGAAATGCTTGATCTCGGAGCTGCCGTTCCGGACAATATCCAGCTTATGGAGCAGTCCCGGGATGTCA